TTTAAACACGCCTCGTATGCCCAGCTAATTCTCTTGCTCAAGCATTTGATTGTAACAGGATCAGCCGTTCTGTATCGTGACTCTAAAGCAAGTAAGTGCGTAGTGTATGGCTTGCACTCATTCGCTATTAGACGAGACGGTAAGGGTGGAGTACTTGATCTTGTAATCCGCGAGTACGAAACATTTGAAGCACTGCCTATTGAAATCCAAAAGTTCCTTAAATCTAAGGCGCCGGGAAAGTACAACAGGGCAGAGCAAATTGTTGAGGTTTATACTCGGGTCCACCGCAAGCAAGGTGACGCAGGTAATGTGTACTTTGAAGTAACTCAAGAAGTAGACACTACTCCCGTAGGTACAGCAAATAGTTATCCGGAACACTTGTGTCCGTACATTGCACCTACATGGAGTCTTATATCTGGTGAGCACTACGGTCGCGGTTTAGTAGAAGACTTTGCAGGCGGATTTGCTAAGTTGTCAGACTTGTCTGAAGCAGCAGCATTGTACGGGATTGAAATGATGCGAGTCATTCATCTTGTAGCTGCAGGTTCAGGTACAGACATTGATGACATTGCAAACGCAGAAACCGGGCAATACGTTCGTGGCGATCCGGCCACAGTACAGGCCCACGAATCAGGTGATGGTGCCAAGCTCCAACAAGTAGCAGGAGTTATTGAGCAAACAACTACTCGCCTGAGCACAGCGTTTATGTACCAAGGCCCGACTCGGGATGCTGAGCGGGTTACAATGTATGAGTTGCAACGGCAAGCACAAGAAGCAGAATACAGCTTAGGTGGTGCGTACTCTTCACTAGCAGAAGGCATTCAGGTTCCTCTGGCATGCTTGCTCATGTATGAAGAAGACCGTAACACACTTGCTGCACTTCTGAGTACAGACATCAAACCGCAGATTAGTGCAGGACTTCCTGCTCTTGGTCGCAGTGCTGATGTTCAGAACGCACTTCTTGCTGCACAAGAGGCCGCAGCCCTCGTATCCCTTTCTCAAATTGATTCTAGATTTGATCCCGCTAAACTTGTAGACTTGGTGCTTGCTGGCCGCTCCGTCGATGCTAAGGCTCTTCAGTACGATGAAGAGACTATGGAGAAGTTGGCTGCAGCAGAGAATGCACAACAAGAGGGTATGAATCAAGTAACTCAAGCACAAGCAGATGCTAGCACTCTTGAGCAACTGCAACAATTAACCGGGGGTATGCCTCAGTGAGTACAGAAAATCAACCTGCAGTTCCGGTATTTAAGCCCAGTGAAAATCATCCGGGCAACAATGGCAATATTGCTCCGCCGAATCAGCAACAGGCACCAGTTGTTACGCCTACGCCGACTCCGCCCCAACCGGATAACTCAGGTAACCCAGATGCAGTAACAGCAGCTATTGCGGCTCTGACTGCTGCACTTGGTGGTATCAAGCAAGAAGGTGTTAAGGCGCCCGACATTGCAGCAACAATTCCTAACCCCGCAAAAGGTGACGCAATTGATAGCATTGATCTTCAAGAGTTGGAAGACCCGATTCTTAGGAGCATGGCTACTGCTATTTCGATGGGTGCTCCTGCAGACTTCAGTCTTAACCGCGCAATTGGTAACGCTATTGACCGTGGCGACGTTGGCCTTATTGACCGGGCATACCTGATTGATAAGTTCGGCCGCGATGCACAAACGCGGATTACCATTGCAGAAGGTATTGTGAATTCCGTGGTGGAGCAATCCGCTAAGGTAGCACAACAAGTCTATGCAAGTGCAGGTGGTGAGGCCAATTGGGCTGCAGCTACAACTGCATTCAATACGGCTGCTCCCGCTGCATTCAAGCAGGTTGTTGCACAAATGCTTAATAGCGGTGTCCGTGAGCAGATTACTGCTGCTTCTCAGATGGTGGTTGAGTTCTCTAAGTCACAAGGTTTTGTGCCTACGAACAACAGCACTATTCAGACTGGTGGTGTTAATGTAGCTACGGGTCAGGCATTGAATAAAGCAGAATACCAAGCAGAATTGAAAAAGCTCAGTCCTTACGATAAGAACTTTGAGCAACAACGACATGAACTCTTTGCCCGACGTCAGTTGGGTAAATCACTAGGAAAGAATTAAGTAAATGGCTGATACTGATTATAAGGCTGGTCTTGCGCGGGCGCATTGGGCTGGCACTAACGCTGATGTGGATATCCACCTCGAAGCGTATGATGCGGATATTGAAGGCTCGTTTGAAGTAGAGTCTATGTTCCGTAGTATGGGTCTGACGAACTTCCGTTCTGTTCAGAACCAATCGAACACTTGGCGAGGTGATCGCATCGGTGGTGTGTCTGTTAAGGGCCGCCGTTCCGGTGACAAGCTTGAGAACTCGCGCATTGTGAATGAGAAGTTCCTCATCACTGTTGATACTACCTCGTACATCCGTACGCCGGTTGATTATCAGGATGACTGGACTGCTCCGAGCTTCCAAGCTGAATACAGCCGCGAGCACGGTATTGCGCACGCTAAGGCATTCGACCAAGCACACGTTATCCAGCTTATCAAGGCCGGTGCGTGGGTGGCTCCGGCTTCTCTGTCGGCTACTGGTGCATTCTACAACGGCATCACGGATGTTGTCACTGGCCTTGCTGCCGCTGCGACTAACCCGCTGAAGGCTGATCTGATTGTTCAGGCGCATAAGGACAATCTGGCTACGTTCGTGCGTCGTGATCTTGGCGGTTCGCTGGGTGAGTTCGTGACGCTGTGCGATCCGGACTGGTTCAACCTGCTGCTCGACCACGACAAGCTCATGAATGTGGAGTACAGTTCTGTTGCCACCGGCCAGAACGACTTCTCTATGCGGACCACTTCCTTGGTGTTGGCTTCAATGTCACTGCTACGGAAGCTAAGGCCCGTATGATTGTGTTCCATCCGCGTAAGACTCTGGTGACTGTTGAAGCTCATCCGATGACTACCCGCTTCTGGGACGATGAAGCAGAGTTCACGAATGTTCTGGACTCGTACTGCATGTACACGGTTGGTATCAAGCGCGGCGATGCTGTTGCTGTTCTGACCATCGAGTAAAGATGTACAACTAGGGGAATCCTTCACAGGGTTCCCCTTTTTGCGTTTAAGGAACTTGAATTGAAGCTAATTGATGCTGTAAATTATATACTGCCGAAACTCGGGGAACACACAGTTACTTCAATTGAAGTTAAGAATCCCTCCGTTTCTCTTATCCTTAAAGCGATAGACCAAGCTAGTGCAACTATCCTAGCGCGGGGCTGGTGGTTCAACACGTTTGATTACACAGCGTATCCGAACAATGAAGGTGAAGTCTCTATGGGTACAGCTACCCTTGACTTCGTACCTACAGATAATTCTAATGCAGTACTTCGTGCAGGCAAGCTGTTCAATCCTGAAACTCGTACGTACGTGTGGGAACTAGAAAAGATTGAAGGTACGCTAACAGAGCAGGTAGAGTTTGAAGACCTTCCAGAGTCGGCTGCCCAAGTAATTAAAATGCAGGCACTTGTGGACATGCACATAACTGATCTTGGTGTTAGTGATGATACGTCTGCATGGGATGTGGAGCGTCAGCGTCTTGAGTCTGATCTTATTGCGCATCATCTGCGCCACAAGAAATACACAACTAAGAAGTCCCCGCGATATCTTCGCATGCGGGCGGCTATGCGGGGTACTTAATGTCTAGCATGGTTTTTGAATCTAGCTACCCTACACTGCTACAGGGTGTGTCGCAGCAAGAGCCTAGGTTTCGTCTTCCGGGACAGATGCA